CTCCTGTTATATTACATAAATCATAAATACTTGCGTCATTGGCTCTAACCAACAAAGCCTTTTCTCCTACGTATAAATTTGCAACATCATTAGCAATAAATTCAAAATCTCCTGCATGTGCATTAGAGTCCAAAACAGTACGAAATGCCCAGATAGGAACTGAATAAATCGTCGCACCAGCTGCTAAAGTTTCATACAAGCGCAGAAAAGAAGACTCGTCAGCGATACCAATCATGGTTTCTAACTCTCTTATTGGTAATGAAAAGTGACTTACTCTAGCTTCTACGTTTGATCCATAGTCAAAAGAAGCCACATCACTCTTAAACTTATACGCTAAGTTACAAAATACATAAGATCCTGTACCTGAACCTGGAGATGGAAAGCCTGAAATTACTGGAAACCGCGAAGGCGGTGGAGGTATTTCAACTTTGTATGCAACCATTAAAGCATAATCACTAATCGTAATTGCACCATGGGGACTATAACCAACTGATGAGCCTGCGTCCGCAGCCGTAATTTTACCTTGTGGCTCGTAAGCACAAGTTAAACTAAAATCACCAACTGTCTGTCCTTGCTCCGGTCCATTAAATCTTCCCTTGCGAATTTGATCAATTTCAAAAGGAGACTTCAATTTATTAAAAACAACGAACTCATCGATATAACCATTGAACCACATGTCACCACTAAATTGATCATGATAATAACCAATATGAAAATCACCATCTCCAACACTTAAAGCGCTTTGTGGATAAGGATTCTTAGAAGGCATCCATTTTACACTAGTAATTGTACGAGCTTTGTCATCCCAAACATGAAGATAAACGGTTTTATTTACGCCATCAATTGCTAGTCCCAAATGATACCAACGATTTGCAATAAGCGTAACATCAAACTCTAATCCAGGAAACTGAGAATTTCCCCACATTAAATATAATTTACCCCAAAGTAAAAACAATCCAAAGCTGACAGAATATTGAGCATTAGTTCGTAACTTCACAAAAACCGTTTGGCGCGCGGCCGTAATATCTTTTAATCTTATCCAACAACATACCGTCATTTGTTTATCTACATCGGTACTTTGGAGAGGGAATCTGCTCGTTAAAGCAGTTCCAGATCTACTCGCATACTCACCTTGACCTAAAGTATAACATGAACCCCATTCTCTTTCTTTATGTAATGGATCAGTATTATAAGGAACGAATGGCTCTGATATAATTCCAGGGTCATAAGTCGTTAAATATAATGAAAGAACATCGAGAACTATAGTCGCGCCGTAACGAATAGTAACATCATGTTGATGCAAAGTTATTACAAAAATTTCTTTAATTACATAACCCATGATAACTGTTCCGTCAAATGTGTTAAGTACTAGAGATTGCACATCAACTAAATTAACAGTTTTAACATGAACCGAAGGTGCATACTTTTGCAATACTAAAGATAAAATACTAACGATGAAAACACATGAAGTCCGAATCGCTGGAGTTTGTCTATTAAGCGTTAAATATTGGGTTTCTTCAATAGATACACCTAATAAAACTTCAGCTTCTACTAATGAAACAAATAGTTTAGGAAATGGACTTACAGATATAATATTAATTCTACAACCTGAACCGCCGGCAGGCGAAACAAAAGTTGCAACATTATTTGCAACTACATAACCACCTCCATGAGTTAATAATGTTAATTCTAAGATAGCCCCTTGATTTCTAGTTCCTTCTAAAACACGTACAACAATAAAAGTAGCCCCGTTACCTCCTGATTGGTTTGGTGTAATTATATCGCCTACATGATATCCAGTGCCACCGTAAGAGAGCTCATATAAATCAATACCATTTTGTGGTAGGATTAATAGCACATTTGAATGAACAGTTACAGTCACACTCTTAATACTTAATACTAAATGTTTAGCTGCGCTAATACTAACGGATTGGCCCCAAGTAATCGTTGGAGCCGTAGCTTGATGTAAGATTAACGAAAGAGTTTCATCTAAATTAACTCCACCTCTCATTGCACAAGTATAAACTACAAATAGTAAAGGTAAAAGATCTGAAATTGAAACGATTACATTATGATTAATCGACGGAGTTTTATAAGTTAATACGAGAGCAAGTTTTGAAACTATCATTCTTGAACTAAGTCTAACCATCGGAGAATATATAGCTAGAACTGCATCTAACGTCTCAGAGATTATGGCCCCAATAAAAACTGAAGGGCTATACACATGGAAATTAAGAGAAACAAGAGAAGTAGTAACAGAACATCCTTGACGAACTGATGGACTCTTTTGAGACCCCGTTAGATGTTTAGTGACCGGAAGCGCTGTAACACTATATGAGATGGTGATGAAAGGTGCGTGCAATGCAAGAGTTAAATGCTGAAAATCTAATTCTGTGATAAAAATTGCAACAACAGTTGGCGCATGTAATGAAAGAACGAGAGATTTGCTATTGACTAAGAACACTCCATCTATAGAGTAAATAACCGCGATACCAGCATGATCGACTTGAATGTAAGGATCTGAGATGCTGACAACCGCGATACCAGCATGATCAACTTGTATTGAAAGTTCAGCGTATTCAACTTGTACAAATACTTGAGAGACTACTACGGAAGGCTCTGGCGAGTAAACAATTTCGGAGCCCGATCCATAAACTGTAACAACTGGTGAAACCCTAAATAAAACCTCTGCACCAGATCCTAAAACTCGAGATCCTTCAACTGCACCTGCTCGGGGTACAGGATCCTTCGCAGATAAAATTAACGGCTGTATTGTTGAAATTACAACAACATGACCCCAATTAATAGTTGGGCTATATTTAATAAACGTTAAATGTAAACACGCGAGTTGAATAGTAACAGGAATACTTGGAACTGCAGGTTTATCGAAAAGGGGAAAAGGTTTACCTTGATACCAATACTTAAAGTATTTAGTATTCGGTAAAACCTCTCGCAGTGGCTTGCCTTGATACCACCCTTTTTTGAACGTTGTACTCATGATCTAAGTAGCCACTAACTCCCTTGGAGTTCATTATACCTTCTTTTAATTTATTGTACAGGATCAATCGTACCATGATCGGTTAAATCATTTCCACCAACAGAATCTTTTAAGAATCTAGATCCTGACTCAAAACTAAAACTCGCGGCGCAGGCAGGATCCGACAAAAAATTATTAGATGTATAACGATTAACTGCATGATAAACTACCATCACTCCTTGAGCGAAAGTTCTTAACCACGGTTGTGTTTGGAATGCGGCTTGAATACCCGAAGAATAGATTTTTATCCCATCATCTAAATTATAAACGGGCATTAAACCATTAGACTCATCACAAGCAAAAAGTAGACGACGATGATAAAGACCACGATACATCAAATCCGTTTCTATTAATGACTTAGTATTATTAAAGACTAAAAGTTCATCTATCCAACCTGAAAAATAAGACGTCAAAGGTGTATGTAGCCCTAAGGAAAATGGGCCTGCACCGACATAAAGAATATTGGCAGGAAAAAAGATGTTAAAATAAACGAGACTATCTAAAACATCATCCCAAATTCGAACTGTAAAAAATTTTCTGACGCCATCGACAACAACGGCGACGTGATACCAACGTCGAATAGTAAGCGCATATGCATTAAAAGTTTCAAATAAAGTACCATTACTATAACCCCATCTAATCCGTAACGTAGTACCAGAAAGTTCAATCGCGAAACTTTTTTTACCATTTGAATCCGCAGATTTACAAATTAACCCGCAACTATTACTTGAGCTTAATCTCATCCAAAATGCAAACGTCGCTCTTTTATTTGTATCACCTACCTTAAATGGAAATCCTGTACTCAAGTCGGAATCGAGTCTAAAGGCGTATTCATGATTGATAGAATCAAAGTAAGCAGACTGTTTAAAAACTTTAAAAAATGTTTGTCCTTCTGATAATGTATTGACATCAGTGAGAGTATTTCCTCCAATCCAATCGTCTAATAATTGCTCGGGCTCAAAATCATACCATGCAACACAATCAGGATCATCTATTAAACTATTACCTGAAAAACCGACATACGTACCTTCACGAATTCTATCAAACTCGTTTGGTTTTTTAAACGTATTAAAAATAACAACTTCATCTAAAAGGCCGGTTAATCTATAATCTCCAAAATGATCTGCGCCAATTGAAAAGTTGGCGTCTGATGTTGTCATTATATCAACGATAGATTCATTCAATTCATTACAAACAATTCCTTGAGCCTGCCAATCAAAAATATAAATCTGACAAATCAACTCGATACTTTCACATGACACTCCTACATGATACCATCTATCAACTAGAAGTGTTGTCTTAGAACTAATAATTTTTTGATTAAGTCCTTCGTTATATCCCCATGCAACCTTTAAAACTCCCGAGTCTAAATAAACTTTAAAACAGCGTTTATTATCTGTCTCGTTATGTTTAGCTATAATTGTTTGAATTCCAATGACGCTTGAAAGTTTAATCCAAAATGACACTGAAATAATAGATTCGGTGAAAGCGCGATCGACAGGATTTATAATCCATTTTAAAGGAAAGCTCTCACGAAGATCAGCATCTAATATTTGCAAATATTGATTGCCATCAAATTGAGCAGAAGAATATCCCTCCTGAAATTCGATTATATTATTTATAACGCCGGTATTAGTGAGATGATTAGTATGTTGAGAATCGATCGCTATGCGGTCGGTTTCAAATCGATAAACTGCTTTACAAGTATAGTCATCATAGAAGTTATTAATCAAGGGGTTTTCCTATTTTAAGCTCTTGACTTTATCCCCGCCTGAATATTATTCACCTCTTCTTTCGTCCAGATTGCGTTCGTATCAGGGCTGAAATCAAAAGGATACTTCACTAAATCATAAGACAACGCGAGATTTTGATCGGGCGAATCATTAATAGTCATTCCTGCTTGAACTGAAAAAGCTAGCTTCCTATTTTGCGCCTCACTTCCACTATCTTTAAAAGCCCACGCATCACCACGAACAACCATAACATCAGCTGCCTCTTCAGGTAAATCTTGAAGGCCATACAAATCCAATTGATCTAAACCATAGGTATAAACATATTGTGAAGTATCATAAGGGACTTCATTAACACAATCATAATTATGACCTTCAATAGATTTAGTCCACTGTGAAGAACCGCCATCGTCATTTGGTCTCAACAAAACAACTTTCAAACATCCAGGCCATGAATTATTAAAATCACCAAGAGTATCATTAATTACAATATCATCTATATAACAACTCCAATGAGCCCAAGTCATGGCATCAATCGTCCCTGGAGAATATTCCGAAGTGGCTCCAGCAAAATCGCAATCGGGAGTTCCATCAATTCTTAATGCCAATGCACCAAAATTTTGATCAGCTTTAATATGAAGCTCTAAGACATACCAAGCATTTGTCCGTAATCTTTTAAGTCCAACGGCTCTTAGAACACTGTTTTCATTTAAACCATCAGGATGAGTAACAGTATATAATCGTGCTTGACCTGTATCCGAAAAATTTAAATAACCAATTCGCCTATCACCATAACTTCCATACCAATTTAATATACTACCACCCAAACTACCAAAAGCACCATCAGTATTATATGCAAACTGCACGTAGTATTCGTTTTTTCCTCCAGCTAAGCTTTGTGAAAATGCTGCATATGCACCATAGAGCTTCATCGAGTAATTACCAGAACGTACGTTAGTTGCATCAATAGCGCACATCCCCCAAGCATCCCACCATGATACTTCATACTTAGTGCCCCATTCAAACCCGGTCATGAACACATTAGCCATTAGCTCACCATCTGTTGAAACGTAATTTTAAATGGAGTATTAGGAGGTAATGCATTTCCCCCCCAATCATAAGTTGTAGATACAGCATGAAAAGAATAAGGAATTTCATGTACATTATAATTGAAAGCGAATTGATCTGAACCGCCTGGAAGCGCTTGATAAATATCAACAATTATTGTAGCGCCATAAGGCGTAGCATGTACTAAACGTAATGAGATAGGATCAACAAACTCAAAATTTCCATAAAGAGTTTGAGTATATAAACTACCTTGAGTAACATCATAATAATAACCACCAATTGCATGCCTAATCTTATCTAAGTTCCACTCTAATCCTTTAACTGTAAGAGTAACTTCGATTGATTTAAATCTATACCATGAAGGAACTGCGGGCATGCCGACAAGAAATTTAGTCGTTTCAATTGCTACTTTTAAAGTAGAATCTCTAACCGCACCAAAATCAGTCGTAGGCGTAGTACCTGCAGCACCAAAATAAATAACCGCAGGGCCAATCGACAATCTTTGAACATCATATGCAGGTAAATTAATTGGCATTTAGAGCACCTTTAAATATCTATCGTTGCAGGCAACGAATCGAAACCTTTAACTCCTCGAGCATAAACGTTTAACTTAAATCCAGTATAAAGTCCTACACCTGCGCGGCTCGCATAAGTACTTGAAAATGAACGTACATCTGGGGTTAAGTAAGTCGTTATCAAAGCGCTCGTTCCTTCCAATTCATAATGACAAACTCTCCAACCTAAAATTTGGTCTACCAGCCCGTTACCTGTATCAGTTTGAGGATATGCTGACAACCCACTGCAAGGGGTCGGTATTGGAGCGAGACGACTATCCCACTCCCATGTAAATAAAATATTTGCAGAAGGATCGTAAGAATCCCCATCTAAATCATAAGGAGTCATAGGCATTTCAATTAAAGGATCCCAAATAAGATCGTAAGTAGCCGCATCATCGCCATCCCAATAAGGTTTTGGATACATGTAGTGAGGATAAATTTCCATTCCATATTCTGAGTTTTGCAACATGTTAGTCGAAATAAACGCACGGCAATCAAGAGCAAAAACTTTTTCACCAATAGAATAACTACTCTGACTCGTACCCTCTATTCCACGACTTGATAAATTTGAAGTATAGTGTACTTGATCTTCAGTTTCAGATACAGAACTAATTTTCATGATTTCATCACCAATCAAGACATATCCAACTAACGAAAAATCTTCTTGAAAATGTCGATCCTTATCGACATAAATATTTGCTAAGTGTCCCGAGGAAATAGGAGTTGTCAAACGCCCTACACAAGCATAATCACAAGACGCACTTGAAGCATCACAGGTAATTGTAAAACAATCTAAGATAGTATTTGTTGTTTGATCGTCTGAGAATCCTAAAACTAAATATCCTCGATAATACGAATTTAAAATTCGATATGACCAATCAATAGTAACGGGATCAACATATGGTGGAGTAGGATAGGGTTCATCATACCCTGCAGCAAACGCGGCGTTCACGCAAAAGTTCTCTTCAACACATTCAATCTTCCAAATATTAGGACCTTGCCGCCTTTTCTCTGTTACCCTAAAAACTGCGTCAACGCCATAATAAGAATGTTGTAACCAAAACGGCTCGAAAACTGTTAGAAAATCTCCCTTAGATGAAAAGCACTCAAAAGAAACTTTCGCCCAAGGATAAGTATGTTTATGTAACTGACGAGTTGCCACCTTTTGAGCCATTGAAGGATCCGTAAATATATCAAAATTAAATTCATGAACTCGCTGATTTCCCGTAAGATTAAAATTTCCGAGATCCTCTGCATAAACTAAATTCTGATCACACTCTCTATTTATATCTAAAAAATTAACATAAATAACATTTTTCGTTCCATACCAACTTGGACGTTGCAATTCAAATGTTTGTGCTCGCATATCATCTGCATGAACTTGAACGAGTTGATCTAACGTATAATCTTTTCTACGGAGACGTAATCCAATCTGTCCGGTATCTTCTTTATAAATAAGTTCCCCGTCACACCAATCGAGTATAGCACGTACGATAGCATATAGTTCAACAGTCGAAATACAAGTACTCACAGTTAAATCTTCACTGTATAATTGATTAGAGGCACCTACAAATGAATCCGTATGAATCATACTCGCTGGAAGGCCATAGCCATAATGAGGATTTGTAACTAAATCATAAAGAACAATCGCAGGATTCATTCCACTAGCAGATCCTGTAGTATGCGACCAACTATAACCATCCGGTAAATCAGGTACATAATATCTTGTAACAGTAAAAGCTGTAGCTGGCATTGCTGGAGTAGATCCAAGATCTAACCAAAAAGATGCATATGCAATATTCCGATAATACATGGGTTCATGCATAGCGGTTAGATTACTATTAGCATCTTGAGTATCATCACCCCAATAAATACTTCCAGATAAAACATTATCTGAAGTGGCGAGAACAAGCGGGGAGCTCATTCGCCCAGCATTATAATACTTGTAATCACTATTGTAGTCAAGGCGAATAAATTCATCAATAGGGCCAAATGAAATTGCCATCGCAGTTCTAATACGATAGGTATATGTTATAATTGTAATTTTACTACCGAGACCCAAAGGAACACCTCATATCCTTTATTAAACTACAAAATTACATCTTACCACCCTTCATTCTATTCTTGTGAGCAACTACAGTCCAATCACCCCATTCAATAGTTAACCCACCTACTTTAGCATGACCGAATATAACTGGAATTGGAGTACCGACTTTCACGGCACTCATCTTGAATTCTAACTCTGGAGCTTTAGGTTTTTGATTTCGTTTAGATTTAAAAAGGAGATAACCTAAACCTGCTATACCAATGTTAACAAGCCACATCGCGGGATTTGCAAAACCTAACAAGGACATTAGTTTTCCTCCGTAACAGCATGAAGACGATAAACATACATCACGCGATCAATAAGGTTAGGTAATAAAGCTCTTTTTACGATTCGCTTTTGTGCTACATCACAATATACAAAAATATCATCACCAAAATAAACAGCAGGAATAGCTGCGACTCTTCTGACGCGCTGACAAGCGATATCGCCAGGTTGAATATTATCCCACTCTACGCGAAACGCAACGTGATCTAAAGCTAAAGGCAAACCATCAACAGTTTGTCTACGAAATTGTAAATGCGTAATATCCATACCATAAGCAACAGATTCACCATTCGGAATAACCTTTATTATTGAATCTATCAACCAATGAATACAATTAACTCCGCCTTTAACACCTTTAGTACACCCTTCAGTAAAATATGGGGTATCTACCCAAGTATCAATTTCAGCTAACCAATTCATAAGATTACTCATTATTTTTTACTCTTCTTTATTGAAGTTGTTCTCAATCCAGTATATCGAATTGATTCATACGGTGCATAAGGAAATCCCATATAATGTACTTTATTATTAAATTTAGAACTACAAGTCGACGTTAATTTATCACAACCAGCTACTAGAGCAATTTGATCCCCTACATTCCATACTTTAGGAGCAAAATGCATTAAGTCTACATTTCTTGTTGAGCCATTCCACGTATCATAAACAATATGCCTATATGCTCCAGCCCACTTAACATAACCATACATGAAATAACCACTATCTAATCCAATCCCAGATACTTCCATAGTAACTCTATCTACACTAAAACCTTCAATTACTCCAGTGTAAGTATAATTAACTTCCTGTACAGTACATAATGCTGAATACAAACGATGATTACAAACTCTTGTTAAAATCATTCGCGCATAATTGTCTCTTGCATGCTCTACAAAAGAAACACACTGTAAATCAATCATTGCCTTGCCTACTTTAAAAGTATTAACAAAACCACGAAAGACTAATACCGCAGTTAAATCAACAGTATCAAATTCATATACATCAACATGCACGGCACCTTCAATTCCTCGCGAAGCTGCGCCATTAAGAAAACCGCCCTGTGCAAAAGGTATTGCAATAGCTGCTTCACCCATAACTTCTTTCAAGTCATAAGTAAATTCTTTACATGTGATAGCACTTGCATTGTAAGTTATACCGCTATAAGTATGATTAGTATTATCACTTGTCACATACAACGATGCTTCATTCAGAGTAAAACCAAATAATTGGGTTTGCATTTATTTCTCCCTGAATAAAAATCGCTTAACATTATGATAATCAGCCTCACTCCAAAAATATTTTTGGATTTGAAATGCGAGCAAAGCTACTTGAGAGGAAATAAAAACTTCACCAATGGTAGTAAGCTGTAACCAAAAAGCTACTGATACTAAAACGGGAAACGCGAAAGTAATTATAGCAATAGTAATCGGTTTAGGAACTAACATTAAAGACCCTGACCTCCTTGCACACGTCGAGTAATTCCCGATCCCAATTTATTTACGAGAACTTCACCATACTTCTTCGTATTTAAAAATTGTCCGACTGACTCTTCATCCATAACGGTTGCTACTGTGATTTTATTCTCAGTTTGCGCGGTTGCGACTTTAGGTAGCATTGGAACTGCGCCACCTTCGGCAAATTTCAATGTACTACGTGCGCCAGACAAAACGACTTCAGGTGAAGCTGCACCTCTAGTCTTAGCGAGATCTTGTAATGCGTGGAAGAATTGTGGTCCAAACATTCCTACAGTACGTTTATTAATAACGAACTCACCAGGAGTTAACATTGCAGGAACAGTATCGCCATCACCATATCCTGGAATTGTACCACCATCAGCAAAACCAAACATGCTTCCAAGTCCAGAAAATAAACCTCCTCCACTATTTACACTACCTGCTTTATCCCCACCGAAACCACCAAGAAGTTTTGATCCAAGACCAAAAATACTGCTTAGTCCTCCTCCACCTCCGCCAGAATCAGATTCTTCTCCCTCTTCGCCTTTCTTAGGCTTATCAAATAGACCACCTAATAATTTTCCACCAATACCTCCAATAATACTTCCTATAGGTCCAAAAATTGATCCTATTAAACCTAATACGCCCGAGAATATTCCACTAAATAAACCGCCTTCAGCAAATTTTTGAGGAACCGGAGCGTAAATATCGTGAACGACTCCACCTTTGGCATATTCTTCACGAGGATATCCTTCTTCAACCAACCCTCTATTTCTCCACGCATCAGGGATATGGCCTTCAGGTAATCCTCTTGACTTAGCAATATCACCGCCCATTGCAGGACTTAACATTCCAGCGGCTCTTTCCATTGCTATATCTTCAGGACTATAACCTGGCGCAAATTTTTGTTTAGTACTTAAAACGTCAGGTAAATACTTTTGTACTGAATTCCAAACATCAACAGCTTTTTCACCAAATTGTTCAAGTACCATGTCCCAAATAATACCTTTACCTGAATCAGGACGTTTCTTTTGAAGAAGATCAACTAAACCACCATCAGCATATCCTTCAGATACGTATCCCCAATCAGAAGGCGCACCACTTCTATCAACAAGACCTTCAGTTGGAGGAGAATAATTCCAAAGACCATTTTCCAAGTCTCTGTCGATTATAGGTTGATGAGATTGTTCATTTTTCATCCGCCTGATATTTAAAGCATTTTCTACATCAAAGTCTTCGGACCCTTCGGCTCGTTCTTCCCTTAAAGCTTTTTCTATATCACCTCCACCTAAAGGTTCTTTACCTTGAGAAAGAGAATCTTTCAACAGGTCAGCATCTTTACGTTGTTTATCTAGCTTTTTACCTAATTGGCTACCTTTACCTAAACGTCCACCTTTGCCTGGCTTTCCAAATAATTCAAATAATTGACCCAACCCAAAATCTTCTTGAGAGGGTAAACCAAGAGGATTCTCTTTTTTAGCTACCTCTTTAGTTTTCTTATCATCATCACCCATACCAAACAATGACATGAGCATTTTAATTAAAGGACCAATTAAAGGAATAGAGCCCATAAAGTCAACAAATCCGCCTTCAGCATATCCTTCAGGTTCAAAGCCAGATGAACTACCACCAGAAGATCCGCCTAGATAATTTTGATAAGTAGAAGACCAATCTGAAGATCCACCCTTATAATTTTGAAAAGCAGAAGTCCAATCTAACTCACCTTCAGCAGGTTTACCTTTTAATTTATCTTTATAAAGTTCACCAATATCTTTAGGTTCTAAATCTGGTGACTTCATTCCCTTAAGTTTTTCTGCTAGTAAATCAGGAGCACTATCGCCTGTTGTAGATTTTTTCTTTTGCTGCATCATCTTTAACAATAACGGAAGAGCTAATAAAAGATAAGGAGTCATTATTTGAAACCAGGATTTCTTTGGCTGATCATAGACGGTCATCGTATGACCCATATTCTGCCATGGTCTTTCAGCCTCAGATCGCGTTTGGATAACTGGTCCACCAGCCGCAAATTCTGTATTTATAGCAGAACCGCCCCAATCAGATCCTCCCGATGAACCCCAATCAGATCCTACCGATGAACCCCAATCGGAACTCTTGTAACTCTTTAAAGCTTTTCCCCAATCTATATCACTCGAACCTTGATCACTTAATTTCTTTTCATAATCAGGTAAAGCTTTAAATTTATCAAATATACTATCGGCAAGCCCACCATCACCACCACCACCTCCGCCTCCGCCGCTATCGCTACCACTTCCTTTTTCTTTTCCTTTTCCCTCTCCAAGACCTAATAAGAGAGGAATTAATCCTAAGAATGGAAATATCTGTTCAAGCCATGAAGCTTTTTCTACCTTCTTGGGTGGAGTCCAATTATCTATAAACTGTCCAGTCGGACCTACATGAGCGCTATATAACGTTGGATTAATGTCTTTTTGTAGAATGGGGCCACCGGAAGCTAAAAATTGAACTAACCCACCAAGATTAAACTTTTGGACTAAGCCACCTGCCGCTGACTTTAATATACTACCTAAGCCGCCCATCAACATTGAACTAATTGGACCATTTTGTTGCCACTGCTGAACTTGTCCTTTCTGATATTCTGCATATTTTTGGGCATCCATTTGGCGATACTGATTACGTTGGGCTTCAAATTGATCATCCCACGCAGCTTGATTTTCATAAGTACCACCATAGTTACCTTCACCAATTTGAGCAATTTGTTGTGCACGAGGGTTCATCATTTTTGTAATTGGCGAAATCATTCCCTGCACCATCTCGCCAATCCCTGCCATCAACCCTTGCATTGGATTTTCAACATCTCCACCTTCGGCGAATCTTTTTACTTGTGAACGTGTAAGAACTACTTCACCAGGCGTTAATAAAGCTGGTACTGTATCTAAACGACCTGCCCCAGGAACCATTCCTCCTTTAGCAAATGTAACTGGTTCAGGTTCATACGGCTCTTCTATTGGACTTGTATTTCCTTCTGCGTCCATTTCAAGATTAGCTTGACCTGCAGGTCTAACCCATTTAGATGTATATGCATCTGCACGCAATTTACGCTTGTATTGGTCTTCAAGACGTTTAAGAGGAATCCATTGCCCCTCTTGACCTATATTTGAATATACTTTATCAATACCTAATTCATCAAATTTTTCTTCTTCGGTTTTTTGAGGAGGCCATTCAGGATTAAGATGTTGATCCTGCAAGTCTTCAGCTGAAACGGCTTTAGCGGGTTCTTCAGATTTAGCAGCGGGTTCTTCAGATTTCATAGTTGTAGGAAGTGATAAACTTTTTCTTTGAGAGACTTGTGAATCGCCCACCGCAAGAGTAGGCCCAGCTGTTCCCCCCGTTGAACCTTTCGCAGAAGCACCTTCTTTAGCTCCTGCTCCTTCTTTAGCTCCTCCTTCAGCTGCTGCTCTTTCTCCAGTTTTAGTTCCTTCTTTAGACCCAGCCTCTCCTTTACCTTGCCCAAGAGCTTCCTGCTCAGCAATTTTTAAAAGCTTTTCAACTGCATCGGCTGTACGCTTAGTTTCTTTCGCAGTAACCTCAGCGCTGAAACGCGCTTTCTGTTCTGCGGGACCTTTACCTTCTTTCTCGGCTTCCTCTTGAGTCATCTTACCAGGTTCTTTAGTTTCTATGCCCATCGCTCTTTTAATCAAACCAGTAAACGATTGCATTATCATTTCAGACATATTCTTAGCGGCGAGTTTTATCATACTCTCACCAAACTTAGAAATATACTCACTCCAACCCTTAAACTCACCTTTCAATGAATCTTCAATCACATTTTCAAGAGTAGTCTGCATCGTGGTCAGGATAGAGGTTATTTCGTCAGCGAGTCTACGAATAGGATCTTTAAGCTTGGAGGCAAAGTCGGCAACTCCTTTTGCCATTCCCCACCAAAAAGCTTCACCCACTTCTTTAAGCCCTGACATGTCACTTTTCATGCCTTGAGCACCTTTATCCCACGTAGCATATATGCGTCGAATTTGCACATCAGCAACATCGCCAATTGCTTTCCAAACTTCATCTTCAGTAGCACCGAAACGTCTCATTGAATCTTGCATCTTACTAAGATCGCCAACAGTTAAAGCTCTTGAATTACCAACTGATACCCAATACTTCTCCATTGCATCAGAAGCTTCTTTTAAATTAATCTTTGGGATTTTCGAAAGAGTACTAACAAGCGCATCGTACTTCGCAACATCTAACTCTTCGCCTGAACTGATAATTCCTTTGATTGCAGTCTCAAAAGATTTCATGACCTTAACAGGGATACCACCAGTTAAGTTTCTACTCAACTGAGAAAGTTCATCATAGAACATTTCCATCAAACCAATATCACTGTCAATCATAGTTTGAAGTTTACTTGGTGAGAATACTTCAGCGAATAAAAAGGAATCTAACCTCTTACCTGAAACTCCTGTCGCTGCGGGTAATTGAGCTATGGCGCTCACCGCAGAATGCATTTTCGCTTTTGTCCAGTTTTCTTCATTTTCAAAAGAAGTTTTGGTAGCCTCAAAAACACGTTTTCGAATTTGCTCTTCGGTTTCACCCGCTTTACGTGCAATACTAGTATATTGCACTATCAGAGGTATGTCAATAATAAGGCCTTTATCAAACATCTTTTTAAACGAATCTATGATTAACGGATAAAACTTCTTCATTTTTAAACCGGCTTTCTGCCATAGCTCTTCCATTGAATTGAAAATAGATTGAAATGCATTTAACTGATCAGGCTCAATTTGCATATCTTTAAGACCGTTTAACATTTCAGTCACAATTGGTTTTAATTTACCTTTTGATTTATCACCTTCAGTAGCTATCAAATTATCGCCATAAGCAATGAGACGTTTTAATGCTTCAGCTAGATTTTTAGGATCAACAAATTCATCTTCATCTCCTCCTCTTCTAGAAGCTTCCATTGGAGTAGATAAAGGAATATTACCAGTTGCACGACGAGCAACAAGATTTGCTCCTTTAGAAAGCCCAGCTTGAGCCATCCAATCAATCGGCTGTCCATAAATACCCATACTTTGTTTGTAATCTAAATGTGTGCCTTTACCAAGATCTGAGAGCACGGCTATTTGGTCGCCGGCTTTAACTTGTTGGTCTGAACGAACGCCCGGTTTGACATGGACGAATTTATGCCAAACACCTTGAGCATCAACTCCATAAACCATACCGCCGCGTGCATTCGACATCGTATCACTAACGTTCTTAATCATCATATCAGTCGTCGCATAGACAGGATCATTTGGAGCACCACTAATATCGCCTCCGAAATGTCCTTTAGGACGACCTTTACGATCATCATACATCGTTGAAGTAAGCTTACCTGTACTTGGAGCTGAAAAACTTGACATGATTGAACGTGCTGAGGCTTCAACTTCTTGAATATCGCCAAGGAAGACTTTAACATCATGAAGCATTTTACTTAAACTCAATGCTTTATGACGCTTTTCTTCTACTTCAAGCGAACGTTTACTTGCAGAATCTGCTGCTGAAACAGTTGCATCATAAATAGCTTTTCCTTGAGCTATCTGACGTTCTAACATAGCAACGCGTTTATCAGTCCACGCGGCCTGCTCAGGTTTCATTTGAGCTCTTTTTTCAGGATTTTGAAGGGCATTTATCTCAGCTTCATGTTTTAATTTCTCAGACATCATAGTATACTCAGCTTCGCCCTTCTTAGCTGCAAGCTCAAGACGAATTGCTTCCATTTTAAATCTATGAGCTTCTTGAACCTCTTTAGCACTCGCGCGTACACTAGAAGCAATATCACGTTCGACTGAAGCAATCTTCTCACCAGCTTTAGCTTCCGCTTCACGGGCTTGAATTGCCTTCATTGTATTTTCAAATTTTAAAACGTCGCCTTTACCAGTCTGCCACTTAGCAGCTGCTTCTTCACCTGTCTTTTTAACTAAATCCATCCGCTGTGATAAAATTTTCATTTCCGCAGTATTTTGTTCATTAGCAAGTTGAGCATATTTAGATTTAACAGCAGGAAGATCCATTTCATTCTCGCCGCCATGTTCGCGGTTTAAGGCAGCAAGTTTTATTGCAAACTCTTTTTTCATAGCTTCATGTTCTAAATCAAGGCGTCTTGATTCTAACATAAAAGCTTGAGTAGCGTAAAGTTCTGCCGAATAACCCTCTTCCATCGACGAGACTCTTACCGCGTTCAACTTTAATTGTATATCAACCCATTCTTTATGATAGTTTACTTCTGACTTAATCAGCGCTTCTGCATGTTTATCACGATCATCTAATTCTTTCTTTCTCTCATTTTCACCCAAAGTGACTTTCATAGTATCCATCATAGTAGTTACTAATGGACGAGCTTGTGCGCTTAAACTTCCAAACAATAGTAATTGTTTAACCCGCGCCATATCAGAAAGTTTAGATGGATCAAATTTTTCAATTTCTTTGCGAAAATCTTCACCAACCATAAGATCTAAAACTGCAGGTCTTTTAACAAGAGCTTTTACTTCTTTGTCATCTGGAAAAGATTGACGTGCTACTTTATCCCAATCTAAGCCTGCAATTGGCTTAGGACTCCAATCTTTTGCTTTTATATTTTCAGGCTTTTCAAGAAGCTCCATCATTTCTTTTTTAATTAACTTAGCATCTTTACCTTCTTTCACTAACATCTCTATCTGCGTTTGGAGCGGTGATTTAGTTATTGAAATAGATCTACTTGTAAATTCACTGACTCTATCTTTTTGAGCAGCAGCTTGTGCATCTTCACTATCGCGTAAATCGTCATCACGTAGTTTTCTG